TTAATGTAAAAGAAGACTCACCTGCCTCTATAACATCAGTTAATCCTAAAATACTTTTAGGCACTAAATTTGACCTAACAGCACCTACAGAACCTTTATTATTAGGAAACCAAACAGCACAATTTCTTTTAGATTTGTTAAAATCTTTAGATGCATACGCTCTTAGTCTTATATCGGCAGCAAGTGATCCTGAAGGTAGTCCTTCAACTAAACTAAGAGCTTCTGGAGACGCATTGCAATCACAGTTAAAACCTTTTTACGATAGAATTCAAAAATTATTATCTAAACATACCTTTACAATATAATGGCTGATTTACAATCAAACATATCATCCTTCATCCCTTCAGATATAAATAATGTTTTATCTACTGTTCAAAACCCACAAGCTTTTGGACAACAGATATTAGATAATGCAAAACAAAAAGTTATAGGTGGAGCTTTAGATATTGTTACTAGATTAAAAAATGAAATTGAAAGAACAATTTTAAAAAAAATTGAAATTGAAAAAAATCATATTACAAATTTATACAATTTATCTTTAAAAAATATAGGTCAAACAACATATGAATTTGGAAGAGTAATAGAAACACCACCAGAACTAAACGATGAGGAATATCAAGAAGCTATTGCTTTAGAAAATCGTAATTATGAAGCTGAAAAGAAAATTGTAGATGCACTTTTAACTACTTTAGAATTTAGATTAAAAAAAATAGTTGAAGATAAAATTGGTCCTGCAATAAAACAATTTGTTGATTTTAAAGCAAAAATAGCTGGTGCAAAGTTAAATAGAGAAACTTTAAAAAAATTATATCAATCTGAAAAAATTCAACAATTAAAAAATAATCTATTTAAAACTTTAGCAGTAACTGCTGGTGCTATTGTAGTACAAGAAGTAGTTAAAATAATAACTAATAATGCTGAGTTGCAAGCTTTAGTAGATAAAACCAATAGTATTATTGACGCTGCTGTTACCTTACCCCAATTAAACCAAGCTAGAGTAGCAAGAAACGGATGTATAAGTCGTATTAATCAACAGCAGAATTTATTAAGAGCTATATTAGCAATATTACGAACACTACAAATTATATTAACAGTATTTGGAATATTAACAGCAATTCTAAATTTAATCCCAGGAGCTTCACCTCTTGGAGCTTTAGCAAAACCATTAACTATTAAATGGGCTAACGCAAAAAAAATTCGTGATGCTTTAGGCTCTATTTTATCTATATTAATACCAATGATGCAATCCGCCATTGCTATATTAGAAGATTTAAAAAGACAATTACGTGAAATCAATCAAAGAATAGAAGATAAAACATTGCAATTATTAGATGATAATGAATTATTTGATTATATAGGTCAAATAGTAGCATCTAGTGAAGACCCAACTTCTGATATTAATAGAAAAGATGGAGAATCAGATAATGATTATGCAGATAGATTACGTAATTCTTCTTCATTACTTGCCCTACTAGTAAAGCAAAATCCAACAGCTAGTACTGATTCGTTAAAAGATATATTAGCAAATTCTTCAATACCTGAATTAACAAATCTTTCAAATCAGATAATACCAAATAATAATGGTTTAAATAACTTAGGCAGTTACAAAGGATTTCAATTTATTCTTAAAAAAGAAGATGATCCTAAATTTGTAGTTAAAGGAAATAAACGCCATTATGCCGTGGCTGTTAATGCTAGAGGTATAGAACAATTAAAAAGTGATTATTCATTTACATTAGACCCACAACAATTAGTAGATCAGCTAAAATTACAAATTGACCAACAAAATTTACAAGGATAAAATATTTATAATTATGAACATTAAAGCATTTAAAAAATTAATCAAAGAAGCAGTAATTGATGCTATTCATGAAGAATTACCATACATTCTTGAAGAGCATATGGCTAAACAAGACAAAAAAGCATTACGTGAAGGTAGAACAATGAATTTCACCAGTGCTAATGTACCAACTAACCCACTACCAGGTGGAGTGCGTAGTCAATTAGCTGCTCAAATGGGCGAAGCATTTGGTTTTCAATCAGCTGCACCTAAATTAGAAGTAATTAATGCCGTTGATGAGGCTACAGGTGAACCTGTTAATCCTTATTTAGCTTTTATTAATGATGCCGCTAACAATATGACCGCTCAAGACAGATCAGGATTAAGAAATTTAGGATAATATGCCAATACCTCAAACAATACGAGTAAATCCGTTAGATTTACAGAAAAATATTGTAATTGGGGTATCATTACCCTTTAATGCTAAAGGCGTATTTAATAAAACATATAGTACTAAAGAACAAATTAAATCTAATTTAATTAATTTATTACTAACGGATAAAGGCGAAAGAATAATGAATCCTGAATTTGGAGCAGATTTAAGAAGATCATTATTTGATAATATAACTCAATCTAATACAGATTTATTACAAACTAAAATAATAGATGCTATTAATATTTTTATTCCTGAAGTAGAATTAACAAATGTTGTTGTAGAACCTAATATTGATTATAATACTTTAAATGTAACTATAGACTATCGTTTAAGAATTTCAAACACCCCTGATCAAGTAACAGTACAATTTCAATAATAATGGCAGATAATAATATACAATATTTAAACAAAAGTTTTAGTGATTTTAAATCCAATTTAACTAACTATGCTAAAACTTATTTTCCAACAGCATATAATGACTTCTCAGATGCTAATCCAGGAGCAATGTTCATTGAAATGGCATCGTATGTTGGTGATGTAATGTCATTTTATCTTGATAATCAAATCCAAGAAAATTTTTTATTGTATGCTAAGGAAAAAGAGAATTTATATGCCATATCTTATGTTTTAGGATATCGTCCAAAAGCATCATATGCCTCGTCAACAATAATTGATTTATACCAACAAATGCCCTCTCTTCCAGGATCAAATCCATTAATTCCAGATACAACATATGGATTAATAGTTCCTGCAAATACAACATTAACTTCTATTTCTACTGGAACTAAGTTTTTAACTACACAACAAGTAGACTTTACAGATACGGGAAGTGCAACTATTACTTTTTTTGATAACGATACTTTTTTAGTTAAAAAATCAATTCCTGCTATATCGGCTGAAATTAAAACAGCAGAATTTGTATTTTCTACTCCTCAAAAATTTTCAACTATTAATATAAGTGATACTAACGTATTGCAGATTTTAGATGTAACAGATAGTGATGGAAATCTTTGGTATGAAGTACCTTATTTAGCCCAATCTACAATTTACGATAGATTATCTAATCCAACATTTAATTCAGACCAAGTTCCTTATTTATTAAAATTAAAACGTGTACCACGTAGATTTGTTTCAAGATTATTATCTAATAATAGTTTACAATTAGAATTTGGTGCTGGGGTTTCTAATAAGTCAGATGATGATATAATTCCAACCCCTGATAATATTCAACTAGGATTAGTACCAGGCATATCTAATTTATTAGATAACTATAATCAAACATCTATATTCTATACTCAAGAATATGGTTTAGCACCATCAAATACAACATTAACAGTAAGATATTTAGTTGGTGGAGGTATTACTTCAAATATACCTGCTAATGATTTAACAAATATTGATACATCAACAATTTATTTTAAATCATCTATTGTAGATAACACTATTAAAGATAGCTTAGTATCAACAAATCCTAACCCATCTTCAGGTGGTAGAAATGCTGATGAGATAGAAGAAATTAGAAATAATGCATTATATGCTCATTCATCTCAATTACGTGCTGTAACTAAAAATGATTATATTGTTAGAGCACTATCATTACCTTCAGATTATGGTAGTATATCTAAAGTATATGTTAGTCAAGATTTAAACTCTAATCCACAACAAACTGTAGCTCCAACAGCCGTTTCCAATCCATTGTCTTTGGATATGTATGTTTTAGCTTATAATGATAAAAAACAATTAACTCAAGCAACAACAACCTTAAAGGAAAATTTATCAACATATTTGAATGAATATAGAATGGTAACGGATGCTATTAATATTAGAGATGCATTTTATATTAATATAGGGGTTAATTTTGATATAACAGTAGTTGGTGGTTTTAGTAATCAACTTGTATTACAAGAATGTATTAATAATCTAAAAAATTATTTTAATATAGATAAATGGCAAATTAATCGCCCAATTATACTATCAGAAATTACAGTTATTTTACTACAAACTAAAGGAGTACAATCTGTAGTTAAATTAGAAATAACCAATAAAGAAGATATAAATGGAAATACTTATTCTGCTTTAGGATATGATATATCAGGAGCTACTAGAAACGGTAATATATATCCCTCAGCAGATCCTTCAATATTTGAAGTAAGATATCCTGATACTGATATTCAAGGTAGAGTTGTTACTTATTAAAAATTAAAAATATGAATTTACAAAAATTAAAAGGACACGTTCCTGATAAAGTTATTGAACAGATCCCTGCTGTAATGGAAAAATTTCAAATTAACACCCCATTGCGTTTAGCTCATTTCTTAGCACAATGTGGACATGAGAGTGGTGGATTCCGTTTAACAAAAGAAAATTTAAATTATAGTGCTAAGGGATTAATGGGCATATTTAAAAAATATTTCCCAAATGAAGCATTAGCTAAACAGTACGAACGCAAACCAGAAAAAATCGCTAATAAGGTTTATGGTGGAAGAATGGGTAACGGACCTGAAGCATCAGGTGAAGGTGCTAAATTTTGTGGTCGTGGTTATATTCAATTAACAGGAAAAGATAACTATACAGCCTTTGGTAAATCAATAAATGAAGATATTGCTGCTAACCCAACAGTAGTAGCAGAAAAATATGCTTTATTATCAGCAGCATGGTTCTTTAATAAAAACAAATTACACATTATGGCAGATGGCGGTGCAACTGATGCAGTTGTTACATCTATTACTAAACGTGTTAATGGTGGTACGATTGGTTTAGCTGATCGTATTAAACATTTTAAAGAATATTACGCATTATTAGCATAAAATAGTTTGGTAGTTAACATATTTATATGTAGTAATTACTAACTATGGCTATATATAAAATATTCCCCGAAAAGAGTGCTACCTTATATTCGTTCTATCCAACTCTTAATACAGGATTAGATGAAATATTGGAAATAAGCACTTATTATTCTATTAATGGTACTGATGAGGTATCACGTGCTGTTATTAAATTCCCTTTTGCTCAAATAAGCGGTGTTTTTGCTGATAAAGTAAAAAATAATGATTCTGATGTTTATTTAAAGTTATATTTAGCTAACGCTTCATCCCTACCTTTAGACTATACATTATTATGTCATCCATTATCTGGAAGTTGGAATATGGGTACTGGCCGATTAGGTAATGTTCCTATAACTACAGATGGAGTAAGTTGGAAATACAAAGATCAAAATAGTGGTAGTGCTTGGATTAATGGATCATACCCATCAGGGGTAACAGGTTCATATAGAAGTGGAAGTGCAGCAGTGTCTGGTGGTGGTACATGGAATTCAAATATAAATTACCAATCAACACAATCATTTACTAACTCAACTTCTAAAGATATTGAATTAAAAGTATCTAATACTGTAAAAGCTTGGTATAGTAGTTCAATCCCTAATGATGGTTTTATTTTAAAACATTCTTCATCTATAGAATTTACAACAGCTTCTAAATTTGAAACAAAATACTTCTCAGGAAATACTCATACAATTTACCCCCCATGTTTAGAAATAAGATGGAATGATGCATCATATACAGGTTCAATAGCTATAGTTAGTTCAAGTTTATTTACAGTTACTTTAGGTAATAACAAAAGCGAATACCAACAAGATTCAGTACAACGTTTTAGAGTAAATGTTAGAGATCAATTCCCAGCAAGAAGATTTCAAACAACTTCACTTTATTTAGATAATAAAGCTTTACCTACTTCTTCATACTGGTCAATAAAGGACTTGGATACCGAAGAAATTGTCGTAGATTACGACACAAACTATACTAAAATTAGCTATGATGCTAGTGGTAGTTATTTTGATGTTTATATGAATGGATTAGAACCTGAACGTTATTATAAATTATTATTTAAAACTGTGTTAACTAACGGTGAAACAGTTATATCTGATAATAATTACTATTTTAAAGTTATAAGATAATGTCTCGTATACTAATAGAGAAAACAGTATTTGATAAAATACTTGATCATATAGTTCAAAAAAATCATCAACAGTAAAAGATAAAGTTTCATCTTCTCCCTGAGAAGTAAACTGACTAAATTGAGTGTCAATTACTCTGCTATAGGTAT